CTCGGCCGCATCCGGACCATCGAGCGCCAGATCGCCGGTGCGGCGAACCGCCCCATCGCAGGCTTCGCCGGTTTCTCGCGTGGGGACCGCTGATGTCGGTGTCCTGGTTCGACCGGGCCATCGCGACCGTCGCCCCACGGGCTGCCACCCGGCGCGTGCTGGCGCGGCAGGCCTTCGAGGGGCTCGCCCGCTCCTATGAGGGCGCGGCCCGCGGCCGGCGCACCGATGGCTGGCATGCGCCGGGATCTTCGGCGGACGCCGAGATCGGCCGGGCCGGTGCGCTGCTGCGGGACCGGATGCGGGATCTGGTGCGCAACAACCCGCATGCGGCAAAGGCCGTGGCGGTGCTGGTGAACAACATCGTCGGCGCCGGCATCATGCCGCGTGCAGCCAGCGGCGACGCCGCGCTCGACCGCGAGGTCGATCGGCTGTTCGAGATCTGGGCACGGGCCTGCGACGCCGACGGCCAGCTCGACTTCTACGGGCTGCAGACGCTCGCCTGTCGCGAGATGGTCGAGGCCGGCGAGGTGCTGGTCCGACGCCGGCCGCGACGTGCCGGCGACGGCGTCATGCCGCCGGTGCAGCTGCAGCTGCTCGAGGCCGACTTCCTCGACGCGACCCGCAACGGGGCGCTCGGCTCCGGGCAGGCGGTCCAGGGAATCGAGTTTGACGCGCTCGGTCGGCGCCGGGCCTACTGGCTCTTCGGCGCGCATCCGGGCGACGCAATGCTCAGCCTGACGGGCGGGCTCACCAGCCGGGCGATCCCGGCCTCCGAGATCGCCCATGTCTATGAGAAACAGCGCACGCAGGCGCGCGGCGTGCCCTGGGGTGCGCCGGTCATCCGCGCCCTTCGCGACCTCGACGATTACGAGGTCGCCGAGATCGTCCGCAAGAAGACCGAGGCCTGCGTCACCGCCATCGTGTTCGGCGAGGAGGAAGCGCAACAGGGGATCGCGCCCTCGGTCGTCGACGCCGACGGCAACCGGGTCGAGCAGTTCGAGCCGGGGCTTATCGCCTACGCCCGCGGCGGGAAGGACATCCGCTTCAACCAGCCGTCGGCGACCGGCGGCTACGGCGAGTACAAGCGCGCGAGCCTGCACACGATCTCGGCCGGCTTCCGCGTGCCCTACGAGTTGCTGACCGGCGATCTGAGCCAGGTGAACTACTCCTCGATCCGCGCGGGGCTCGTCGAGTTCCGCCGGATGATCGACGCGGTCCAGTGGCAGCTCTTCATCCCGATGTTCTGTGCGCCGGTCTGGCGCTGGTTCACGGAAGCTGCGTGGGCAGCGGGGCGGATCCCGACGCCCGACGTGCCCGTCGAATGGTCGCCGCCCAAGTTCGAGGCGGTCGATCCGCAGAAGGATGCGATGGCGGACCTGCTCGCCATCCGCTCCGGCACCATGACGCTCGCAGAGGCCATCGCCCGGCAAGGCCGCAACCCCGACGCGGTGCTGGCCGAGATCGCGGCCACCAACGCCAAGCTCGACGAGTTGGGCCTCGTCCTCGACAGCGACCCGCGTCGCGTCACCAAGACGGGCAGCGCGCAAACGAACGACCCGTCCGAACCTGAGCGTGTAGCCGATCCGGGTGACCCGGACGGCGACGAGACCTGATCCGAGGAAACCCTGATGGAGCAGACGATCGAACTGCCGGCCCTGCGCCGGGCGGCGGAACTCGCGCCGAACACGATCGATCCCGAGACGCGCAGCGTCGAGGTGATCTGGTCGACCGGCGCCCGGGTGCGGCGCCTCTCGCTCTTCGGCGAGCCGCATGACGAGGAGCTGAGCATGGCGCCCGACCATGTCCGGCTCGACCGGCTGAATAACGGCGCGCCGTTCCTGAAGGTGCACGATGCGGGCGATCTCGATGCGGTGATCGGCTCGGTCGTGCCGGGCACGGCGCGGATCGAGAATGGTCAGGGCATCGCCCGGATCCGGATCTCCGAGCGCGATGCGGTCGGCGACATCTGGCGCGACATCGAGGCCGGGCACATCCGCGCGGTCTCCATCGGCTACCAGGTCCACCGCTACGAGGTCTCGAAGCCTGAGGGCGGCCGCGAGCTTTGGCGCGCCGTCGACTGGACTCCTTTCGAGATCTCGGC